CTGTAATGATGCTCTAGTTAATGGAAACTCCAGTGCATCAGCTACTTTTAAGCTAATATTTTCTGACAATTTAAGCGTTAAAAATAAACTAGATTGTACAATATGTCTAGTTGCTACATTTGATGCATTAGCGGCTAGTTTCTGCAGTCCTACAAGCGTGTTACGGTCTGGTAAACTACCATCTCTAGCTTCATTTAGTCCCGTCACGTCTCTTATCATCTGTAAATAGTATTGATAAGTTTGTATAAGACTTTGTATTTTACCTGCTCCTGTACCAGAATTAAGTTCTTGTATTGGAACTTTACCTGGGTTCATATCACCTTCTTGTGTTAATGATCTACCAACAATACTACCAGTTTGGAAATACATATTCAATGCTTCTGCTGGATTATAATTAGTACCATTACCAAGATCAACTTCAGCAAGCCCGTCCATATCTAAGTAAACACCATCTGGCACCATACGAGATATAACTTGTTGTAATTTTAAATGTGTAATTTGAATCATATCAGCAAAACCAGTACATTTGCTAACTAATGATTCTATTCTACCTTTATAAATTCTAGGCGCACATATTGCGTAGTTCATTTTAACCTTAGTAGTATCAGCATAAGGTCTTGACATGTTTTCAGCAAGCTCCCATTTAAGCATTGTATCAGTACCTAAAACTTTAGCACCGCTATATAATACTTCAATAGATCTTGAAACTCTTTCAAACATATCATTTTCTGGTGGATTAAATGTGTCTGGCTTTTCAATAGCTTTCATTAATCCTTGATCTGTTTGTTTTATTTTAAATACTTGATTATGATATGTTTTATAATCAAAATATAAAACTTGAACAGTATTTTCATCATAATCACCCCAACCAGTAATATAAGATTTATTACCTGGCATTGCTTGTATTCTTTTTAATTCTTCATCAGATATATTAGGAAACTCTTTTTTAAGCTCTGGTATTGTTATAGCTTTTAATTCACCAACATAGTATATGTCTTCAAAATTTGGATCCTCTGTATAAGAATATATCATATATGCTGGATCAACATAATCAACAGTAATACCTTCAGCTGTATTAAAACTAGTTTTAGCCGCTGCAATACCGCAAACAGCTAAATCCATATTTAATCTACGTCTAATTAAATCATATTTGTTTTGAGCAAGTACACTAGATATAGCTTCTTCTTCTGCTATTTCTACACTTTGCTTATATGATAATTGCATGTGAAGCTCTAACTCTTCTGTTGTTTCTGGTATTATATCTGTATTAGGTGTTTGGTATAAATCAATACCTAAAGTATTTTTTAAGTTATCCAAATATTCTTTAGACAGCATGTCTTCATATATCTTAGAAGCATAGCTAGTTCTTTTCTTTATTGACTCAGGATCTTGGGCATAAGCTTTTATATCATAAGTTTTTGATGATATACCGTTTACCACTATATCTACAAACTTAGATAATATAGGTACTGGTTTCCAGTCTAAATTTAAATATGATAAATCACCGTTAATAGCTAACTCATCTTTGTATTTTTGTATTGACTGCTCACCTCTAGCATATGATCTTAACATATGGAAATTATTCCAGTTAGTTAAGTATCTATTACCACTAGTCCTTCCTTGTGAAAACCACTCTTGCTCTATAGCTTGAGCAACCTGTGTTCCATACTCAATACTAGCTTTTTCTACGTCACTTACTACTTGACTTGGAAAAGGACTATTAGTGTTAGTATATATATTCATTTAACTTATAATTTTTGATGTCGATCCTTTATTATTATATTTTTTAATACCTAAATCAACAGGTTGTAATTCTCTTTTTGTTGTTGGCGTATATCTGTGTTTGTTACACGCCATAAGAGCTAAACCTGAGCTGATCGAAGCATCATGAGTTGTTCTATTATTTATATTAAATTTAGCCCAGTCTTCTAACGTTCTTTGAAAATACATATCTCCATATCCTGTTTCTTTTAATCCTACAAAATTTTCAACATACGTTTCAATTGCTGCAGCGTGAGCTTGCTTTATATCTTCACTAGAATTAGGTATTCCACCTATTTCTCTTTCTGTTACAGATAATTTATTTCTTGCTTTATCAGGTCTGTTCATTGCAAAACCTCTATAACCTCTACGTTTAAAATAGTAAAGTAATCTTGGTTTATTATTCTCTGCAAGTATTGGCATACCATAAAATATACACGCCATCAATACATCTTCAAAAAATATTTCAGCAGTTTGAGGTCTCGCTATATATTCTAAGAAAAAATGATTTGGTGGTGCGTTCTCCATACTAAACTTTGTAAGCCCATGCAGTGAACCATTTGAACCTCTTTTATCCACTGTTCCTGATATATCATATGGGTCACAGCCAAATGCTCCCATATGTTCATTACCTGGGTAATTTATACCGTTTTTAATATATCTTCTATTTTGTATATTAATATCTGGTATCCAAGTAATTAAAAATCTTCCTTGTTTATTTGGTACAAATATAACTCTAGTGTCTTGATCTCCATTTTCCCATTGAAAACTACCTCTTGTTATATTTATACTATTTTTTAAATCTTCATTAAAATCTATTTGCTCATATATCTTAGTTAGATTAAATAAAGATTGTTTTGACTCGTCTCTAAAAGCATGCTTAGTTGTACGAGGAAACTGTCTGTAAAATTCATTTAAAGCATCTTGATCTTCTTTTAATCCTTCTACTTCATTTTCCCAATATTCTATAACACCTTGTTTTATTGTTATACCGTGCGGATCTTTAACTTGTTTTTTTGGTGTATCGAATACAGGTAATCCATAAGAATCAATGTATCCTTCGTAATTCCATTCCATAGGTATGAACAAACTATATAATCCTGAGCGAGTCTGTCCATTGCTGTTTCTTTTTGTGACATCTGAGTCATCATATAATTTTTTAAATTCTTTACCTCCTTTATCTAAAGCATTTGATGTTGAACCCATCATACACTTTCCAATAATTCTACTACCTAATCTTAACGTGGTTTTCGTGACCCTCCAGTTGTTGAGGATGTTGTTCGGCTTCTCCCATTTACCGGACTCGTCGTGAACGAGTAGTTTGAGCTTCTCCCCATCGTAGGAGTTGTCACCGGTATTCTTCCAGTCGATAGTGGTGTCAAGTCCCTGTAATTCGTCCTGTAAGGTCTCGTCGGCGGAGGAGGTGAGCTTACGACGGGTGTACTTGGTTGCGGGGACACGGTAGGCAAGTTCGGTCTTTGGACGGTCCATTCCATCCTGGGTCGGTTTGAAAAAGAAGGGATAATTAACTGATATGGGTACCACCTTATCTGTGAACATCTTCTTTGCATCAGGACCGGACTTGGATAATATACCATACCTACTGTCACTTGATATGGTTGCCAAGTTAACCACCTCTCCTGAGGCCATGAAAGAAAACCCGGAACGCCTGTTCTTAAGGTAACACATCCCATAGGATCGTGTATCTGCCTTACAAGCTTCCCAGAAAATAAAGAATAATCTATTTGACTCTCTAAAGTCTGGTGCCCCGACGTCAATCTTAGACCACTGCAAGTACATGTAATGAGTACCACTAATGTAAGTAGGAACGCCTTTGTTATAAAACCAAAAACCTTCCTCCCTGCGGGTGAACTCATTATCGATGTAATCATACCATTTTTCTTTAAAATCCTCTGGATATTGTTTAAAATCAAATACTGTTTTTATTTTACTTAAAACTTTAGGATATTCAAACTGATTCCACTTACCATTTTCAAACTTGTGAATACTCTTTGCTTGTGGTAAAGCTATTTTAAGATTTTGTATTTCGTATATATCACCTATTGTACCGTCTTTACTAATAACAACCATATCATGTTGTTCATTATAACCATACTCCCATTTCTTATACTTATTATTTTTTTTAAGAGTACTAGGTGTAATGTAATCTTCTAATATTGTATATAAAGTTTGCTCGTACATTATTTAGACCTCCCTTCTGCAAAACCTTTAAAGTTAGATTTTTTCTTTTCTTCAACTTTAGGTTTATCTTCTAGCATATTCTTTTCTTCTTCAATACGATTAAGTATTTCAAAAGCATCGAATATAGCTAGTTTTTTTGTAGCTGCAGCATTCTTAAGTCTGTCTGCGGAAATATCAGGACCATAATCTATAATAGGTTCTTTAGCAACTTTGATTAACTCTTTAACTGCTACTTGCCCAGCTTGGATTATATTCTTCTTCGTTTCCTTGGTGCTCATATTTAATTACAATATCATTTGATTCCATACAATATAAACGTTTTCCCTCTACTAAAAACTGCCACTCTCTGTTTGGTTTAAAACCAACTAAATCTCCTTCGTTTATATTAAGGTTTTTTAAATTCGTATTACCGTGTTTTAATATACCTTTTAATTTTTGTTCTTTATTTGTAGTAAAATCACTCTTATCTTTTATTGGGTGCACAAAGCATCTGTTTGCAAATGAGTGCCAACCCTCAGAGTTTTTATATAAATATATTTGATCTAAACCTACAAAATAAAGATTATCTTTAAACCATGATCTACTAACTTTTTTATTACCACGCATGTCATAAAAAGTTCTAAATACATTTTGATGTATTACAATAGTATCACCTTTTTTAATTTTTGTTTTAAAAGCAATTGGTGTTTCAATTACTTTAGCTAGTCTATTTACAAAAGTCCATGATTCAATTTTAGTATTAACAACTAGTTTTTTATCACCAACTTGTATTTCATTATTGTATTTATCACCTAAAGGTTCTACAATAAAATCATATAAGCTTTTCATTAATACTCTAAATCGTATTCGATTGATATAGCCATGTTAGAATTAAACTTCTTCCATGGTAATACTTCATCGTTTTTCTTTATATAAATGTTATAAGAACTATCAGAATCTTCAAATAAAATATGCGATATTTCATGACCACCATAAACTTGTTGGCCTACCGCATAATGCATTGCATCATTTTTATAATCAGTTCCAATACTGATTTTTCTGATGTTATGCATCTTCTTTATCCTCGATCTTCTCGTATGTACCATCAGCTAGATTAATACTAACCTTCCCGTACTCTTCTTCTAGTTCTTTTTTAGTTTGTTCAACTTCACCTTCTAGTTTTTTAATCTCACCAGAAAGGTTAAGTTTTTCAATTTCTAGAACACCAATTCTAGCTAATAAATTAGTTAAAGCTTGTTGTTGTTCTGTTACTTTTTTTAATTGTTCGTCTTTAATTTTTGCCATTTTGATTTAATTTAATTAATTAATATGTTTCTTTATTAAATAGTTACACTTATTATTGTGTTTTTACTATACTGCAGATACTGATAATGTACCTCCATTTGCTACTGTTACTCTATATCTTGTTCCGTCTGGTGATTTTAAAATAATACCATATCCTACACCTGATGTTTCTATATCTCCAACAGCAACTGTCAATTTCGAAGTAGGACTAGTAGATCCAATACCTACGTTACCACTTGATTTAGTAGTTAAAACTGTTGTTCCGCTTGGTCTTAGTTGTAAATCTCCAGATAGTGCAACTATATAATTATCGTTTGTTCCATCGTTAATAGAAACAGTTGCTTGACCGCCACTTCCTTTAAATCTAGCAGTGTTGCCTGCGGATCCAACGACGTCTAGTTTGTAACTTGGATTAGTAGATCCAATACCAACATTACCGGATGAATTAACTGATAATCTTGTAGCTCCAGCGTTAGTGTCCCAAATATCAAATCTATTTGAACTACCTTGACCTATAAGTGCAAAATTAGAATTATCTGTTTTTACTTCAAAATTTGCATTATGGGTAGTAGTTGAGACTTTAACGGTAGTATGCGCTGTTGTTCCAGCAACATGAAGTTTATGAGTTGGACTAGTCGTTCCAATACCTACGTTGCCATTGTCTGTTAAAGTTGCTAGATTTACACCGCTATTATTTTTAAAAAAAATACTACCACCAGATGTTGCTGAAGTAAGGCTATTTACAATACAAGCATTACCTACAAAACTTGTAGTAGTACGTATAAGACCTACAACATCTAAAGGCACACCAGGACTAGTAGTTCCTATTCCAACCTCACCGGTTTGCTTAACATTTACTAAAGAAGTACCATTATCTGAAATTCTAAAGTTTCTACCACTATAACTACCAAAGGTGTTTAAATCTATATATAAAGAACCGCCTGATTTTAAAGAAGAAATTGTGCTATTATTTATAAGAATATCACCAGAATTAACTTGAAGTTTTTCTGTAGGATTAGTAGTTCCAATACCAACATTACCTGATGAATCAATACGCATTTTTTCAGATCCTACAGTATATAATCTTAAATTATCATTAGCGTTAAAAATAACAACACCGTTTTGATCACCATAAACATAATTAGTAGAGTTTTGTAATAATAATTTACCAAAACTGCCATTGACTACTTGAATTTCACCACCAGACACGTGCAGTTTATTCCCTGGAGTAGCAGTTCCAATACCTACGTTGCCTGCGCTTGTAACTTTTACTAAACTTGTTGTATTATTTCTTATGGATAAATCTCCATTATCAGCAAGCAGGTTAGATAAATTACCTAATTTTAATTCACCAACAGCTCCATTAGCTACGGTTCTTGCTTTTATAGTTCCATATACTTCTAATTTTTGTCCAGGGCTACTAGTTCCGATACCAACATTACCTGCGTTAAAATAAGAATTGCCATTACCAGTTATATAATTAGTAACTGTACCACCTGTTCCTCTTACTAATACTAAACCGTGCCCATTTGCGTCATTACCTATATTAACTGTTCTTACCCCAGATGCATTTTCAGATCTAAAAGTATCTCTCCCATTAGCTAAGTTTCTTACAGCAATAACTCCGGAACTACTGTCTCCAGTCACATCTAATTTATAAGCAGGCGATGAAGTTCCTATTCCAACGCTACCCGCACTAGAAGATGTTAAATATACATTAGAACCACCAGATCCAAGTTGTGAAACACCTGTTGCAATAAGAGTTCCGTCTACATGTAGTTTAGCAGATGGACTAGCAGTTCCAATACCTACGTTGCCAGTATCTTTAATCTCTAAAAATGAATCTTCTGTAGCGCCTACAGAAAATCTCATTGAAAAATCTAAACCTAAAATTTGTCCAATTTGAGCTGTATCTGATCTAAATCTTATACTTGGCCTATGTGAACCTGTTGTAGGATCGGCATCTTGGATTACTAAAAAATTAGAACTAACATCTGTGTTTCCAACAATATGTAACTTACCTAAAGGACTAGTAGTTCCTACTCCTAGTTTCTTATTAGTATCGTCCCAATAAAAATCATTATCTCCAGTTACTGTAGAAGTAGCACTAAAAAAAGTTACTTGACCAGCAGCTCCAGTTCCTTGAGAATAATCAGATAATAAG